ATAATTTTGATAGTGCGTATTTTGGTAACGGAAAAAGAAAAACGGTGTTTCGCCTTACAGTAGACGGCTTTCAAAATACCAATAAAATAATAGATAGGCCAGCAGATCGATGGGAGAAATTAAATTTATCAATAGAAAAATTTTCTCATGGAGATGATATTGTAATAGTGCCTCCTGATAGAAAGATCTGTCATACATTAAATCTAGGTTCAGAGGAAGAATGGATAGAACAGACAACTCTAGAAATTAAAAAATATTCAGATCGTAATATACGAATAAGAACTAGACCCGGACCACGTAGCGAAAGAACAACTACTAATACTTTTAAAGATTTTATTAAAAATAACACTCATTGTGTTATAGGGTATTCATCAAATGCACTAGTAGAAGCAGCTATGTGTAGTATACCAACGATTCCTTTAGGACATTCTGCAACAAAAAGTTTATATGAATATCAAATAAACGATATAGAAAATATTAAACCAGCAGACAACGATAAAAAACTAGCTTGGCTCTGTCATTTATCTTACTGTCAATTTACTAGAGAAGAATTATTATCCGGGTATGCCTGGAAAGTTATTAATAACTAGCCGGCATATCTTGATGCGTACGGCCCAGGTCCTAAGTATCTTTTAAGTATAGATGTATCTTCCGGACTGTTATGGCCATCTTTAGGAGCCCAAAGTAAGTTTCTTTTACTTTTAATACACACTGTTTCGTAGCCAAAGTCTTCCATAATTTTGCAACAACGATCGATGTCTTCATTAATTTCAAGCATCACCCAAGGTTTATGTTTTTTAAGAAGTTCTGTCATTCCTTTTACTACATCTAATTCCCATCCCTGTGTGTCAATTTTGATCATATCAACATCTGTTAATTCTTCGTCGTCTAACTTAACTACCTGAACCATATAAACAACTGGCTTTAGATATAATCCGTTTCTGACTAGTTTTCCATCTCCACAGTTCTTTTCAGACGGCGAGAATTCAGCTTCACCACAAAAATCTGCCACAGCTTTTTCTCTTATTTCGGCACCAGAGGGGATATTAGCTTTGATACATTCTATATTTTGTTTTGACGGTTCGTAGGCAATCACTGTAGAAAAATGTTTTGTCATTGGCAAACTCCATATGCCTATATTGGCACCAACATCGACAAATGTTCGTTTGTTTGGCAAATGTGTGATTACTGCCTGCATAAATTTAGATTCGTAATAGGGCTCATACATAGATTGATCGTTTTCAAGTAACAGTGTCACTCTTTGATCGTCAACAGGAACCATCCATCCGTTGTTTAGTTTTTTCATATCACGGTCTCAGTAATAATAATTGCACATTGCATTATAGTCTTTCCAGTTTCGTTTTTTTCAATTAGTTCTGTTACCTCTATTCCAGTAGTTTTTAATTCTTCTATAAACTTAGCTACTCCTGGAAACTTTACTGGATAGGTGTCATCAAATATTATAACTTTGCTATCTTTAACCTGTTCATAATCCCATTTGACTGTGGAGTATGAATGGCCGCCATCTATATACACCATATCGAATGCCAGCGGTCCGTTCAATGTTTCGTGAGTCCACCCCTTAATTAACTCGTAGGATTCTAGTAATTCGTTCTTAATATATTTGTCGCATCGTTCTTTGATTATTTCGTAAGAAGCAGATTCTTTACCATTATGCTCCATCTCACCGGTGATCGGATTTTGTGGATATTCGAACGTAGGTCGCTCTGCCAATTCAAATGCATCGTACCCGATATAGTTAATTTTATATCCAAGTTCTCCAACTAACGGAGTTAGAGACTTTAGTGTTAACCCCTCATGACATCCTATTTCACAGAATGTTTTTGGTTTGTATTGTTCTATTAACGGCTTGAAAACCGCATTCCATTTATAATCTTTCATATGTATTGTTTAAAAAAGTTCCAAGCTTCGCCAGATTTTAATTCATCAAATTTCCAATGACACATTGACAATCTTTCTATCCACTGTTGCCTGTCAACTAGCACTGGATCTTCTATTCTACTTATATCAGTATTAGCCACTGCAACACTTTGACTGTGCTGGGGGTGCGGATCAGTTAAGAATGATGGAACTCCTTCTACAATACTAGCTACACTAGGACTACTGTTGTACACGACTGTAGCCCATGCATTATGCAGGTCTTCTCTAAGATCGGCATTGATGCTTAATGATACTGATTTGTGATTTACTTTTAAATGTTTTCCAATTTTTTTATCGCCGGGGTGTGCTCTAATAACTATCGGTCTTTTACTGTATTTTCTTATTTCTAAAATAGTTGCATTCATCCATTCAATAACATCTAATCCTCGCATGCTCCAGCCACCGTTTCTTTGTAAGCAGATTAGAATATGTGTCCCTTGTGTTCTCCAAGGTCGTAAATTTATACCTAAATCTTTGCTGATCTTTGTCCATCGAGAAGGATCAATATCTTTATCAAAATAAAATCCAGTGGTCGGAAATACTCCGTCAAAACTGTATCTTAAGTAGTGCAACGGATTAGTCTTGTCAGCATATAGAAACAGATTGCTATCTACGATTAACGATCTTTTGTTCGTTTTCTTTTGAAGATTCACTGCGTTTTGTCTTAATTGTAGATGGGGCGCAGACTTACCGTGTTCATGAACAAATCCTTGTATTAATGCCACATCGCAAGGAATAGCATTCATACCGGTGTGCGCTATTGCAGTATCGCCGGATGCCACAACTCCCTGACAAAAATAATTTAATATCTGTGGCTTCTCCATGTTATGATTATTAGGCGGGATGCCTGCATAATAGGCCACAGCAGTTATATTAGGCACCGTGATATTCCTTGATGATACTAAGTGCCGTGCCGTCCATTAGTTCATCATAAGTAAATTGACAATAGCTGAGCCATGCTAGCCAATTGCCTAAAGGTCCGTAGTACAAATCGTTAATCTGAGAGAGATTATTTCTAGTCACAGCATTACTGACATGTTTATCTAGAGTGATGGCTGGAATTCCAGCCCAAATAGATTCAACAGCACTGTTGGAATTAATACTAACAGTACAGTAATAATCTCCTGTTAACAGTTGTTGATACAAACTTTTTCTAGTTTTTTTATTTGTCTTAGATCTAAATTCTATAGGACGGTCTGTGTATTTTTTTAATTCTTCTGCTACCTGTTGCCCCCAAGATTTAGCTTCTGTGTGAAATATACCGGCTGCAAACTCTCCAGGCTCTACAATTAAAATTGTTTTACCATCACGACGCCAGGACTGCGGAAAACTATTAAAAGAATTTAATCTATCAACAGGTGCATCGAAGTGCGTGTTGAAATGCAAATGATTTCTCACTAATCTGTGCCATTTTTTATTGGGTTCTATAAAATTACTATAACCGCTATCAATAAACCAGAAAGGAAAATCCCGATCGATTTTATCAACTAATATATTTTCATTACCTACAGTATTTCTCAATAGGCAATCTTCGTGGATGTCTTTAAAATCTTTTCTACGTATCATTTCAGCTGTAGGATCAATCTGCAGACCCACAGTCTTGATAAAATATTGACTGTCACTGTTAATATATCTATCTATGATATCTTTTTCACCTATTCTATCTATAAAATATTCAACATGCTTATGAATTTTTTTAAAATGATTTGATTTGTACTCATTCAAAGTTTTTTTAACTTCTTTAGCCCAGTCATTTACGTCTGCTAGATTACCACGATACAATTTTTCTTTGAACTTATCTCTAAATTTATTAATATCAAATTTATGATGATCTCGTTTTTCAATAATAAAATTTATTGCTTCTTGTACATTTACAGGTTGAATCTCGTGCTGGCTGCAAATTTCTTTAAGGTCTATCAACGAAATGAGATACTTCGCTAATTCTTTATCATTTACTAATAATTTCATTTGTTTAATAAATTCCATGCTGTGCCGTTAGCTATTTCTTCTCCGGTAAATTGGCCGTAGGCCAATGATGCACAATGCTGTTGTACTAGTGATTCATCTGGATAGAACGGAGTGATTATTCTACTAAGGTCAGTCATTGCTAACGGTGATGCAGCACACGGCACAGTAACAAACGATGGTATACCGTATATCACTGATTCTAATGCTGCAATACTATTGAAAGTCACCGTAGCAAATATCCCTTCATCTAGAGCATCAAATATTGAATGGTGATGTCGCGCTGACCTACTGCCTTTTTCTCTAACAACAATCTCCATGTCTGTGTGTTTTTTTATAGTTTCAACGGTATTCATTAGCCAGGTAGGCTTACTTTCATCTCGATCTTTTGCCTTGCCTTCTTCGTAACCATAAAACACACACGATTTTCTATTCGGCACAACTATTAAAATTTTGTTGCCTTTTTTCTTCCAGCCTTTCCATTGATATCTAGGATCAATTTTACAAATTTCTTGCCAACGATCACTAGGATGATTTTCTAACCAATGTTTTTGTAAATCATTTTTAACTATTCTGTGGAACAGTTTTTTGCCTCCGGGGTTGCCTGGACTTTGAAAATTTCCAAAATATCCGGTGTCTAGGTAATAGAAATCTTTTTTATCTTGCCAATCTCTTTGTATATGTTTTCTTTTAACAACACCTCGGTAGACATCTAATGGTGTACCTTTAATTGTTTTCTGAAATATTTCTTCTATTGATATATCATCCATTTAGCAGCATCTCCATGGCTTTGCCGTTTCTTAATTCTGAATTATGGAACTGACCGTATGATAAATGGCAGGCCCATGCATATAATTTATCTTGGTCGGGGTAGTAAGGTTCGTTTATTTTAGATAGATCTTGCAGACTAACAGGTGACGCTGCATTGGCCGGTGCTAGAGTAAATGCAGGTATTCCTTGGAATACAGCTTCTGTAGCTGCTACACTATTAAACGTAACCAAAGCAAACACATCGTCATTGAGGGCCTGTTCTAGTGTATCGTTAACCGTTCTATCTAATCGTTTAGGTGCTCGCTCTCTGACTACTACAGGCCTATCTGTGTATTTTTTTATTTCATTTACTGTATGTTCTAACCAGATGTCTAAATCATAGTCATAAAATCTCATAGGCTTTTCGTCTGGTTTTGCTACTAAGATTTTTCTTCCATCTTTCTTCCAAGGCTGAAATTTTTTATTAAAATGTTTAAACCTATCATCTTTTCTTGGAACGATTTCGCTGTGTTGTAGATTGCTCTTTACTATACGATGCCAATATTTCCAACCATTGGGATTTGAATCAGTTCTTTCATTGCCAAAATATCCTGTGTCCATATAGTAAAAAGTTCTGGCATCTTCCCAACACTGGTGCATCCACTTTTTCTTAAGTATACCCCTTAACACAATAGGATCAGTGCTATCATTGTAATTAAAATCATCGGTTGACGTTATTTTTGTTTTGCATCCTTGTGCAAACATATTGATATATGGGTCCTTCCCATCTTTACTTAAAAAGATCATAGACCGTGCTGTAGACAATAATCTACATAAATTTTTTCTCTATGCCATTCGTTGGCGAAATTGCCTTGGTCTGAGAATTCATGAAAGCAAGGTGTTCCTAGAGTGTAGTGAACTAATTTCGCTTGAGGATTCCACTCGTATTCAATATCTAACCAATTCCATTCTATTGGTAGTTCACCAACTAAATCATCAGGCAACCAAGTAAATCTATGCACCTGTGCACCTGTGGCATTTTGTATAAACTCCGGTGTAACAACAGCATTAGCAGGATGGCCGCAGTTCCAAAGAATCACACTTGACCAATTTTTACAAGGATAGTCTTCGTTTTTAGAACCAAGATATTTTTCAGTCATTTTAGTTTTATAGTCGTGTTTGACAACCATAACTGCTTTTGACTCGTCTCGCAATGCCCATAGTTTTTCAATGTCATCACGCAACAACATGTCACCGTCTATGAATATTGCCCAACCGTTATATTGCATCAAGTGCGGTACAAGAAAACGACTGTATATAAAATGATTACTACCGTCAGTGTGTTTCTCTTCGTAGTCTTTTAAGATATTCAACGCCAGCGGATTGATACTCACTGGATAACTAGAATGTCTAATAATACTATTTGTGCATACATGATATGCTATGGCTTCTCGAGGATCATATCCGATAAAAATTGGAATCATTTTCGTTCGATGTCCTCTTCAATGCATTGCTCGCCGTATTGTATTTCTACAATTTTTAATGGATGGTTGTAGGGATTAGTAAGTTGATGCCACTCTTGTACTGCAACATGCAGTTGATCATGTTGATCTAACATTGCAGGCGGTAATTCAAAATCCAAAAGAGTTGCTCTGTTGACCACAGCTTCGCCTTCGCTGACAATCCAATATTCAGCCCGTAGGTTATGACGTTGCATCGATAAACTTTTTCCGGGATTAACAGTAAGTTCTTTGACTTTCATGCCAGGTACTTCGTGTAACACACGATAGTAGCCCCACTGCCGTTCAGTTTTAGGAGCTTTCCATTCTTGAAGAATCCATGAACTTGAATTCTTTTTATCTTCGCCACCAACTCCAAACACAAATGATAAATTAGAATCTACAACATCCATTTCTGGAATGTTATCTTTGGTCCTGTCGCCGCCGTTGGCAAATATCAGTTCGTCATCGGGGTAATGTGCTCTTGCTTGTTGAATAAAATGTTTTGCTGATCCATCATCGTCATCAAAGGTATAAACTTCGTCAACCATTGATAAATTATTAACAATACATAGTCGTTCGTTCCATGGCATAAAAGCTGCACCTTTTTTACGAACAAGCCAATCGTCAGAATTTAATCCAACAATTAGCATGTCACCTAGAGTTTTTGCAGCTTTGAAGTAGGCAATGTGCCCGGAGTGTAGGGGATCAAATCCACCAGTGATTAAAACTATTTTCATGCAGATATTTATCTGCGTATATTATTCGGTATTTAAAGACTGGCGTCTTCTAGACCCGACACTCGTAGTTTGACAATGTTGCTGAGATGCCATTGTTTCTGATCAAGTGCTTTGATAATACCTAACCATTTGTTACGCAGTAGGGCAAAGTCGTTGATAATTTTTTCAAAATCTACAACGTCAGCTTCACCTTCTACGAACTTTTCACAGTCCCTTGAAGATAAAGCTCGTTGATAGTTTTCTAAATACTTACGGAAATGTTGGCTACGAAGTCTACGAAGTTCAATGTTTAAGTACTCAAGGATACCTTCAATTTCTTGAAGTTGATTAAAGCGTTCTTCCACGATGCCGGGCATTTGCGAACTTGCCTTCTCGATGTTACCCGCTATGCGGACATCTTGTTTTGCTTCGATTAACTCAGCTTCATAA